GGCCACGGTTAAAAAACTATGTATTTGATTTGATCGCTGCATTAAATCTTTGCAATGTGCAGTTCATGTTTTGTTCCGGACGTCGTCTAGCTAGGCTTGTTCCCTATGCAACGCGCAATAAGATAAGCTCTGTTTGATATCCCTTTGCGCACACGATACAAAAACAAAAGCCATAGCATTATAAGGGTTTACGCGTGCGCGCCCGCGAAGGGCCGGGGGGCACGCGGCCATTGGCCCATGACCGCCCCCTGGAATACCCAAATCTCACATAACAAAACCCAGTTTTTCCAATATTTGACACTGCATTAGTATCTTACTAACCCCTATTTTTATATTTGACACTGCATTAGTATCTTACTAACCCCCCACTTCTTCGATTTCCAAAAAATTGCAGCCCCCAAAAACCAATATTTGACACTTTTAGTGTACCGCTTGACTTCCCCTGGTCTTTAAGCACATTAAAAGCATGCAGGTTACTCGTTGGAACAACCGATTTGCTATGGACTTAGCCCTTTTATTAGAGGGTTCCGGCGAAACCGTGGATGAAATCTTAGTCCGGCATAAGCTAATCAAAGACGATCTGCTAACTTTTTCGCAAGATAGTGCTTTCGAGAAGCGCGTTAACGAATACAGAAACGAAATTAAAGAAAAAGGCGTCACGTTTCGTATGAAAGCTCGCGCTCAGGCAGAAGAACTACTTACGACTTCGTGGGTTTTGATCCATGCACCTGATGTTTCCCCCACAGTTAAGGCCGACCTTATTAAATCTACGGTCAAGTGGGCTGGTTTAGAGCCTAAAACGGGCGATGGAGACGTTAACGTGGCGCAAGGTGTCTCTATCACCATTAATTTAGGCGAGCAACAGTGACCGAAAGCCTCTCAATCAACTACACGCCGCCCCCTACAGGGCGCAAATTCATGCTATCAAACAAGAAAATGCGGGTAATTATGGGTCCTGTAGGGTCCGGAAAGAGTGTTTTATGCTGTTTTGAGATTATTCGCCGTGCTTCTATGCAAGAACCAGCCCCTGATGGCATTAGGCGTAGCCGCTGCGCCGTGGTTCGTGAAACGGTGCGTCAGTTGAGCGACACAACAATCAAAACATTTCTTGATTGGTTCCCAGAAGGAATATGTGGCCGCTTTATGCGCACGACTAAAACCTACTTCTTTAAAATGGGCGACGTTGAGTGCGAGATTATGTTCCGCGCCCTGGATGATGCCGACGATGTGGCCAATTTGAACTCACTCGAACTGACTTTTGCCTTCTTTAACGAGTGCCGGGACATTGCGCCCGAGATTGTAGACGCCATGAGCAAGCGGATCGGGCGTTTTCCCTCTTCTAAGGACGGCGGGCCGACGTGGTTCGGGATGTGGGGCGACACTAACCCACCCACTATGGATACATGGTGGTACTATATGATGGAGAAGCTGGACCCCAAGGACGGCGTGAGCTTCAAAGAGAATGGTTGGGAGGTGTTTAAACAACCATCTGGGCGTAGCCCACATGCAGAAAACGTAGAAAACTTACCTGACGGTTATTACGACACGGAAGGGCGGAGCGAAGAGTATACCCGTGTCTACATCGACGGTGAGTACGGCCTGTCTCTGGCCGGTACACCTATATATAAGTACTTTAGGCCAGATTATCACATTTCGATAAACCGCCTTAAACCTATTATGAACGGCATACGACCCCTGGTTGTCGGGATGGACCTTGGACTTACGCCAGCGGCTGTGATTGGTCAGCAAGACCCCAGAGGGAGAGCCCTTATTCTAGCAGAGGCAGCTAGTTTCGACATGGGCGTGCAACGCTTCGCGCGCACGGTGCTGCGTCCGCTCCTTGTGGAACGGTTCCCTGGCATGGACGTACACGTTATTGTGGACCCCGCAGGTATTCAGCGCGCGCAGACAGATGAGCGCAGTGCGGTTGATATTCTTAAGGCAGAGGGCTTTAAGGTTATGCCTGCTAAGACGAATAACTTATCTGCACGGCTTAATTCAGTCGACGAGCTTTTGATGAGGCAGGTTGACGGGGATGCCGCCTTCTTAATGGACCCGCTGTGCTCGCGGCTTAAGGCTGCGATGATGGGTGGCTATCGCTATCACCCCAAAACTGGTGGGGTTGAGAAGAACCAGCACTCGCACATTGCCGAAGCTTTGCAATACTTATGTCTCCATATTACCGGAATGGGAGAGATGATGGCGAGGATGCGGACGCGGACTGTGCAGAAAGTTAGTCCTGACGGATGGACTTGACTTTAACTGAGGTTTTTTCTAATGTATCGGCGTTTCTCTCTGTGTACCTAACCCTGGAGCTTGCGCTCCAGGGTTTTTTCTTATATGTCTAAATTATCTTAGACAAAGGATTGCGAATGGCCGGGCTATCCATCCTTCGTGTGGTCAGTAACGATGAGATTGATGCCGAGGAAAAACGGCGGATTAGGGCTGAGTTAGAGGCCCGGCAGAGCCGCCCTGTCATTCTTAACATGGCTGCTTATATTAAGAAGTGTTGGGAAGCCGCTAAGGACGCCAAAGAGCCCATCGAGCGTCTAATGCTTAAAGCTAAACGGCAGCGCAACGGGGAGTACGAACCGTCTAAACTAAGTAGCATCCGCAATCAGGGCGGGTCTGAAGTGTTTATGCGGATCACCGAAGTTAAGTGCCGGGCGGCGGAGTCGTGGCTGCGAGATATTCTTCTGGCAGACGGCGGGCCACCTTGGGACTTGCGCCCCACTCCAGTTGCAGACTTAGACCCATCATCGACAGAACTTATTCAGTCTATGTTTGCTGAGCGTGTGATGAACATGATTAAACTCATGGGTCAATCACCTAGCCGCGAAGACATGGAAAACGTAAAAGAAACTCTTGTTAATGAGTATAAACTTAAAGTTCAGCAGCAAGCGCAGAACCGCGCTGACCGGATGAAGCATAGGATCGAGGACCAGTTTGCCGAGGGCGGGTGGTACCAAGCATTCGATGACTTCATTACCGACTTGGTGACGTATCCAGCGGCCTTTATTAAGGGTCCTATGGTACGTCGGCGCACGGTGCTTAAGTGGAAACGCGACACAAGCGGGTACACATATGTAGAGCCAGAAGAAACGTTGATACCTGAGTTTGAGCGGGTTGATCCGTTTCGTATCTATCCGGAGCCGGGCGTTACGAATATTAACGACGGGTATCTGTTCCAACACCACCCCATGCCACGATCTGAGTTGGCCGGGTTGATTGGTGTCCCCGGCTACGATGAAGACGCCATTCGTCAGATTCTAGAGAGCGAGTCCATCCAGACGTGGTTTGATGACCTTGTTGAGGATCAGAAAGAGGACTTGGAGCGGAAGTTCGGGACTTATCGTTCGCCTAACACGACTTACGATGTCCTTGAATTTTGGGGTAAGATCAGCGGCAAACACCTTATTGAGTGGGGGCTTACGAGCGAGGAGGTGCCTGATCCAGCCCGTGAATACGATGGAAATGTTTGGATTGTTGGTAACTACGTCATTAAGGCTGTCCTAAACGCAGACCCACTTGGCGAGAAGCCTTACGCGAAGACATCGTTTATTAAAGTGCCCGGTGCGTTTTGGGGTATGGGCATTCCTGAGATGATCGAAGATATTCAGAATGTATGTAATGCTTGTGCTCGCGCACTGGTTAACAACATGGGTATTGCCTCAGGTCCGCAGGTCGAGATTAACCTTGATCGCGTACCGCCTAATGAAGACATCACGGAGATGTATCCGTGGAAAATTTGGCAGGTTAATAATGACCCACTAGGGTCTGCGGCTCCTGCCGTTCGGTTTTCGCAGCCGGATGACCGGTCTACCACTCTTATGGGTGTTTATGAACGGTTTGCGCGTATGGCCGATGAGCACAGCGGGATTCCGTCTTACGTGTCGGGGGACATTTCGGTGACGGGCGCAGGACGTACGTCGTCCGGTTTGAGTATGCTGATGGGTGCCGCAGGTAAAGGCATTCGACAAGTCGTGGGTTATATTGATAGCGATGTAATTAAACCTGTAGTCGAGAGACAATTTGTGTTTAATATGCGCTTCGATGAAGATGAGACTATTAAAGGGGACAGTGTCATTGTACCACGCGGAGCGAGTACCTTGGCAGTTAAAGAAGTGGTTAACGTTCGACGCATCGAATTTCTTAATGCGACGGCTAACCCAATCGATGCTCAGATTATGGGGGTTGAAGGTCGCGGGGCGCTTCTTCGCGAAGTTGCTAAGACTTTGCAGATGCCGAGCGACGACATTGTCCCATCTCGTGAGAAGCAAGCCATCATGGCTATGGCGCAGGCGCAGATGCCGCAGGCACAGCCCGGTGCTCCTGGCGAAACTCTTCCAGACGGGTCCCCAGCGGGGGGACAAGCAGCTAACGTCGTGGCTAACCAACAGACGGGGCGGACGACGTGAGACCGCCTAATAACAATGAAATCAAACAACTAGCTGCACTGGCCAAGGCATATCCAGATGCAGTGGTTTATCTTCGCGAATGGCGGAATAAGGAGTTGGATCAACTCCCCCACGTCGCGGGAACTATCCTGATTGCACAGGGGCGCTGTCAGGTGTTGAAGGAGATAGTTAAACTTCTCCAAGATGCCCCGGATATTGCGGCTAAACTAAAATAGCCGACAAGGAGTTTTAGATGAGTGTGCCAAAACAAGTTCGTAGACAAGTTGAGGCGGTTAAAACCCACTTTGACCAAGTTCAGAGCGAGGCAGATAATGCCGACGTTTCTGAATCGGTGACTGCGGAAAACACCGACCGGCAAGTTGTGAACGAAACTACGTCTGTTGAGGGTAGAGAGCAACCTTCAGCTGGCGACAGGGAATACGAGCAGAAGTACAAAACGCTTCAAGGCATGTATAACAGTGAGGTTGTAGCTGTTAAACGCGAGAATGCAGACCTTAAAAGCCGACTCGCCCGGTTGGAAGAATTGCTTGCAACACCAACGCAAAATGATACGTTTACGGCACAGCAATTCATTACTCCACAGGACGTAGAGGATTACGGAGACACTATTGAAGTTATCCGTAGGGCTGCTCGCGAAGAGAACCAAGCGCTCGCAGCAGAGCTAGCTGCGGTTAAAGCCGAGCTTCGCAAAGTGTCCACGGTAGTTCCGACTGTCGAACGGGTCACAAGAGCGCAAGCGGAATCCCAAGAACAAATTTTCTGGGATCGGTTAACGGCGGCAGTGCCTGATTGGCAATCTATTAACAACGACCCACAGTTCCACGATTGGTTGCTTGAAGTTGACCCAATCAGCGGCCTCAACAAGCAAGTCTTCTTGGAAGAAGCCCAAAAGCGTTTTGACGTAAATCGTATCGCTACTTTTTTCAACGCATGGAAAGAACAAACCAATGCGCCAAAAGCTCAATACCAACGCGATTCCCGTCAGTCGCAGCTAGAAAGACAGATTACTCCCGGTAGGTCTAGGGGTAATACTAGACAACCTAGCAGTCCTCGTGTATATTCCAGACAAGATATTGCTACTTTCTACAGTGATGTCCGAAAGGGAGTGTATCGGGGCCGAGACGACGAGCGGGCTCGCATCGAGGCTGACATCTTTGCCGCACAGGCGGAGGGTCGAGTTGTTGCAACGTAGATATTAGGAGTCTACTATGTCGTTTCCGAAAGTCACCGGCCAGCCGAACTACTCGGGGAATTTCATTCCTGAAGTTTGGAGTGGCAAACTTATTGAGAATTTCTACGACGCTACCGTTTTGGCGGCGATTTCCAACACCGATTACGAAGGTGAAATTCGTTCGATGGGGGATACGGTTAATATCCGTACCACGCCGACGATCACCATTCGCGATTACGTGAAGGGCCAGTCGCTGACCGTTGAGCGTCCGGATAAGCCGAAACTCCAACTGCTTATCGACAAGGGTGAGTATTTCTCCTGCGTCGAAGACGATGTTGATCGTATTCAGTCGGATATTAATCTGATGGACACTTGGTCCAAGGATGCGTCTGAGCAGATGAAGATCAAGATCGACCAACGCGTGCTGACTGATCTACTGCCGGATATTTCCGCTAAGAACAAAGGCGCTACCGCTGGTGAGAAGACGGCTTCCTTTAATCTCGGTACGACGGCTTCGCCGCGTGCGGTGACCAAGGACGGCAATAGCGGCACGGTCCCAGTGGTCGAACTCATCGTTGACATGGGCACGGTCCTTGACGAGGCGAACTGCCCTGAGTCCGGACGCTACTTGGTCATTCCTGCAAAAATGGCGGGTCTGATTAAGAAGTCGGAACTCAAGGACGCGTCTTTGACGGGCGACGGGACTTCGGTTGTGCGCAACGGGCGACTCGGTATGATTGACCGGTTCACGCTCTATGTGTCGCACAATCTGAAGGTGGACACTGGCGGTAAGTTTAACTTGATCGCCGGGCACAAGATGGGCTTCACCTTCGCGTCCCAGATGACCGAAATGGAAACCATCCGTTCGGAAACGACTTTCGGTAACATCATCCGTGGCCTGCAAGTGTATGGCTACAAAGTGGTGAAGCCGGAAGCGCTCGCTCAAGCGGTTGTCACTCTCGCCTAACAGAGGGGGCTTCGGCCCCCTCTAACCTATAAAGGATTATGACCATGGTTGCTTATACTGATACTCTTGGATTTAATAAGGGTACGGCCTCTTTCCCGGCTCCTAGCGATTCGCGTTTTGCGTATTACGAAGTGACGCTCGATTTTGCTGCAATCGTTGCTGCTCGCACAGCTGCTGCGGCTACCGCTTTGGCTGCTGGCGATACGCTCCAAGTTCTTAATCTTCCGGCTGGCCTGTGCATTCTGCAAGGCGGGCTTGAGGTTATGTCTGTGGAGTCCACCAACACTACGTCAACGCTTGACCTTGGCTTCACGGGCGGTTCGCCTGCTGCGGCTAACGTCTTCGCTAACGACGCGGCGCTCAACGCTCTAGGCATTACGGCTACGGGTCTTGCGGCCCCGGTCACGCTGACGGCGGCGGACACCCTTGATATCCTTATCAACACGGACGACCCGACTGACGCGGTTGTGCGGGTGTTCTTGGTCGGTGTTAACGTCAACGATCTGTAAGGGGTGGGGGCTTCGGCCCCCACTTCATAGGAGGCTATCATGGGTGTCTACAAAGGCATTGCCCAAGACAACGCCACCGTTAACGGTGGCACATTGTATAACGTGAACCTTACGGGTACGCCGCAAATTGGTGGCGTTAACCTTACGGCTACGGCTGCTGAGATTAACGCTACGTGCGACACGTCTGCGCGTCTTGTATCTGCTACGGCTGCTACTCTTGCAGTGACTGTTGCAGACCACGACGGTAAAACGGTTGTGCTTAACCGCGCTGCTGGGGTTACTGCTACTCTTCCTGCGGCGACCGGGTCGGGTGCAATCTTTAACTTTACGGTTGGTACAGCGGTTACCAGCAACAACAATATCATTAAAGTGGCGGATAATACTGACGTGTTTTCCGGAGTTGTTGCCATTGGTAAACCATCTGACGGCTCTGTTTCTGCTTTTAGTACGGCGGCAGCGAGCGACACGCTCACGATGAATGGCACCACGACTGGCGGACTTGTTGGCGGGATGGTGGCTTTTGTCGATATTGCGGCAGATACTTATGCGGTATTTGGTGACATTATCGGCAGCGGCTCTCTTGCTACTCCCTTCAGTGCGACTGTCTAAGTAGGGGGCTTCGGCCCCCTACCCATTTGAGGTTTCCCATGCCCGGCAAACGCATTCCTGCTTTGACGTCTCTCACAGGCGCAAACTCTGCAAACAACGACGAAGTTGTTATTTTCGATACAGATGCTGATGAGACCAAACGCATTACACGGGCGCAGCTTGCCGCGGGTTTGGTCGGCGATCTTCCCTATACTCCTGCCGGGTTCATCGCCGCTTCTACTGTCCCTACCGCTATTGCTGAGATTGTAAGCGACCTAGCCGCCGCTGGCGGCGCAGCGCTTATTGGTAACACCCCTGCGGGCACTATCGCTGCAACAACTGTGCAGGGAGCTATCAACGAGATCGTCAGCGACCTAGCCGCATCAAGTGGCTCATCTCTTGTAGGATTTTTGCAAGCAGGAACAAGCGCAGCCGCACGCACGGTCCAAGCTAAACTGCGTGATGTTGTAAATGTTAAAGATTTTGGCGCTGTTGGCGACGGTGTGGCTGACGATACCGCAGCGGTGCAAGCCGCTTTGAACACAGGTAAAGCGGTCTATTTCCCTGACGGTACGTATGCAGCAAGCGGGCTTTCCACAGGCGCGCTTAATCAAAAACTATTTGGTTCTGGGCGCATCGTCAAAAACGGAAACGGACCCCTGCTTTCTAGCACGCATTCCGGCTTGTCTATAAACGATTTGTATTTTAGCGGCACTGGATATACTGGCGATAACTTATCGTTTACCGGCACCAGTCCGACGTTGATAAATGTCACAAGCGAAAATGCCGCTGGTCGGGCTTTTAAGAGCACCAAAAGTTCGACTGTTATTATTGGCGGTCATTACCGCACTTCTGATAACACTGCGTCTGGGTACGACATTGAATTTGGCGATGGGGTAAATTCTTCCCTTTATAATTTCATTGACAGCATGAGCACCAACCAATCGTTTGGCGGAGTTTTATGTCAAACAGCTGATCTTTACGCCAATAATTGCCAAATTGGCAAGTTAGACACGACAGGTTCAAATTCTGCTAAAGTGTTTGCCTCGCGCATTATTGACAATATTAGTTTGTCAGGCTCTGGAAGTGTTTTAAGCGGCTGCGGAATTGCTGCAAACGTCACGCTTAATGCTGGGACATCGAAATGCGCGCTAGTAAACAACGATTATGCTAGCGGCTCTGTTATTGTAAACAACGGAAACGGAAACAACTTTATCGAGACCAATGTCAGCGCCGGTTCGCGTCCAATTATGCAATATGGGCCATCGAGTTCTGACAGCAAAATTGCCTACGACACTGCTTACACTGGATTTGCAAAAGACATATACATTGCAACTGGCATTCGCGCATACTCTGCCAATACGTTTGAAAGTGCAACCGTTTGGGGACTTTTAACTGTAGGTGCACTGGGTCAGGTAACGCTCGGCACTAACCAATCTTTTGTTTCGTACTTGGCCAGCAGCACGCATCAATTTATAGTTAGTAGTGTTGCAACAGCGGCCATTGATAGTACTTCGATTCGTCCAGAAATTGATGGAACCATCAGTAATGGCACTGTCGCTAAACGATGGTCTGATACCTACTCAACAAATTTTCGCCCTGGCGCGGGCGGGCCAATTTGGACATCGGCAGCAGCAACTCCGGAAAGTGCGGTAACTGCGCCGGTCGGGTCATTGTTTGCTCGCACCGATGGCGTTGCTGGCACTACGCTTTACGTTAAAGAAAGCGGTACCGGAAATACCGGTTGGGCCAATATACAGACATTGTTGATCGAAGATACCGCCGCCAATATTGCCGCAGTCGGTAACGCGATCAACACTGCGGGTAAATACAAAGGCAAGCTGGTATGGGATACGACTAATACACGCATGATGAGAGCCAGCGGATCAGCAGCGGCAGACCCTTGGGTTGTTATTGATGGCTCTGCTTCAGTAACTCCATCATGACCCAACGCTCCTTCATCGTTCGTAGAGAGACTGTCGAGCTTACTGATGTTACTATCATAAGCGGGCCGTCTATTACGAGCGATGTTCTTAATACAAGCGGTGCAGCAGAGTTTATGCAACTATCGACAAATGATATTGTTGCATCGGGTACAAATACGAACATCGATATCGGCCTAACCCCAAAAGGAGCGGGCCGTGTTATCTTACCTCGCGCGGAGATCGATGAGGGTTTTATTGATAACGTCGTCCTTGGGGGCACTACACCTGTTCAGGTTACTGCAACAACTGCTCTTGCAACACAAGAGATCGGTTACACCACAGGCGCGGGCGGTACGGTTACTCAGAACACAAGTAAGTCTACAGGCGTCACACTCAATAAGACGACTGGTGAGATCACGATGAATAATGCTGCGCTCAACGCGCAGGAGAGCGTAGCGTTCACGCTTACAAATAGCACTATCGATGCAACGGATGTTATCGCGGTGTCTATTAAATCAGGTGGTACGTCTGGTGCATATATTGTAGGTGTAAGCGCTGTCGCTTCGGGTTCGTGCGAAATCAATCTTTTTAATACCCAAACGACTGGAGCTTTGTCGGAAGCTGTTGTACTCTCATTCGCTGTGATTAAAGGAGTGACCAGCTAATGGCTAAGCGTGAAGATAAAGCTTCGATGCCATGCAATAAGCCGAAGCGCACACCCGGCCATCCAAAGAAATCCCATGTCGTCAAAGCATGCTACGACGGGAAAGAAAAAATCATTCGTTTTGGTGAGCAAGGCGCAGAGACTGCGGGCAAACCAAAAGCTGGCGAGTCTGAGCGCATGACAAAGAAACGCGCTTCGTTTAAGGCGCGGCACTCAAAAAACATTGCTAAAGGTCCATCTAGCGCAGCATTTTGGGCAGACCGCGAAAAATGGTGAATAAAAACAATGTCTAAATCTACTCCCAACAACCGCGCTCTTTGGAATAGGGTGATCGCTGAAGCGAGGCAGAAGTTTGATGTATACCCAAGCGCTTACGCAAACGCTTGGGCTGCTAAGGAATACAAGAAGCGGGGCGGGACTTGGTCTGGCGCTGACAATAGGGTGAAAAAAGATGGCAAAAAAGGGCGGTCTGGGTAAGTGGTTCGGTGAGGAATGGGTGGATGTTAAGACTGGTAAACCTTGCGGTCGATCCGGTTCTGAAAAATCTTCTCGTCCTTACCCGGCCTGCCGTCCTAAATCTGCCGCAGCAAAATTGACTTCTTCTGAAAAAAGAACGATGTCTGAAAAGAAAACAGGCCCAGCACGAAAGTCTTGGCCTGTATCGCCTAGCGGTAGGAGAAAATAAATGGTTAGGTATCTTAAGAGTACCAAAGACGGTTGGATTTTTGAGTGGGATGAAATCCTTGCCAAGCGTCCCGAGCTTGTTGAAGTTAGTGAAAAAGAAGTTTTTCCAGAACGCTTCATTCCTGAAAAGCAGGTCGAAGTCGTGGAGAAGGCTAAGAAAACTAAAAAGGCTAAGGGCTTTAAGTTCGTTGAAGAGACGCAGGATGATTTCCCTGCTGTAGAACCTGAACCCGAACTTGATTTTGGTATGCCTGAATTGGCACAAGAGGCTTCGCGAGGATGGCCTAAATGACTCCAGGCGATGTAATCACAGAGGTCCGGAATATGGTTTCCGATACGCTTGTGCCGTATCGGTACAGCGATGCAGTGCTGCTTGGGTTTGTTAATCAGACGATTCGCCGTATTGTCTCGTTTCGCCCTGACGTTTTTTCGTACGTCGGGGATGTCGTTACGACACCGGACCTTGTGCTCCAGTCGCTGCCGTCTAATGCAGTTCGTTTGGTAGAGATTTTCCAGGTTAAGAACGGCAATGCCGTTACTGAAGTTAATCGCGAAACGTTAGATCAGATGTACCCTAACTGGGTAGGCGAAGCATCTGGTACACCGATTAACTTTATGCGGCATAGCCGCAACCCGACTAAGTTTTTCTTGTATCCAAAACCTGCCGCTGGTATTATTCTTGTTGCCGAATACGTGCGGGCGTCGCCCATCTACACTATCGGCCAGACAATCGAACTTTTGCCCGACTCGTTTTTTCCTATCGTTATTGACGGAACCGTGTTTTTGGCAGAGTCGGTTGACAACGAACACGTTAATAGTAATCGCGCAAAATTGTTTTACGAAACTTTCGTTAGCGCGATTGATGCGTCTCTCGGAACGCGAATTGTTTCAGACGCCGAATCTGCGGCTGTGTCTATGCCAAGAACGTCGTCTAGATCGGAGTAAGATATGCCGCAGCGCACGTTCGCCTCCCTGGTCCCTAGGCTGAATCCGAGCGTGCCCGGCTGTCCGCAGCCTACGATTCTCAATCATATTCGTGACTCTGCAATTCGTACTTGCGAGCGCACGTTGACGTGGCGTTATCTTCATCCGAACTTCAACCTTTTGCCCGGCGTGCATGAATACGCTTACAACAAACCTGTAAATTCAGCCGTTCATGTAGTATTCGAAGCTGTTATGAACGATGTGCCGTTGCAACGGCTGACGATGGAAGAAGCTATCATGCGCTACCCCGAGTGGGCAGACTTGTATAGTGGACAAGACCCATCCGTGGTGTGGAGCCTAACGCCTCCAGGAAATCTGTTTAACAACGGGCAGTATAATACATCCTTGTTTAACCAAGGGTCGACCTACGTACTTCCCGAATCTATCGTTGCTGACGGTAGCGAGCCGCGCGTGTTTACGCAGATTACGCCAGATAAGTTTATCGTGCTTCCTTTGCCTGATGCCGAAAAGACTTACACGATGCGTATGTTTATGGCGCTGAAACCGCGGCGTGACGCGACAGGGATGGAAGAAGAAATCTTCAACGATCTTGAAGATGCTATTATGCACGGTGCTTTGCAGTCGCTTCTTGTGTTACCTAACGTACCGTGGTCTGACCGCGAACTTGCCACTTACCACGCTAGACAGTATGTTTTCCATACAACCGAACGCCGCGCGCGGGCGAACTTAGGTAATATGCGCGGTTCTGTTCGCGCTAAAATGCAGCCGTTTGGGGCTTAATATGGCTATTGTTCTTAAAAACAACGCAGTCACGACAACAGTCGGTGATCTTAGTTCTATCGGCACTTCGCTTACTGTTGCTTCCGGTACGGGCGCATTGTTTCCTATTCTTGGAACCGGCGATTATTTCTTCGCTACGCTTCAGAGCGTGACCAATAATTTTGAAGTTATCAAAGTCACAGCACGTACAGATGACGTTATGACGATTGTGCGTGGGCAAGAAGGGACATTGGGCATCCCTTTTCTTGCTAATTCAAGACTTGAGTTGCGTGTCACTGTCCAAAATATTAAGAGTGCTATTGTTGATTCTCCTGATATAGACTTCTTGTTGTTGTGAGAAAACCATGGGCGTTAAACTTAAGAACAACGTAACCGGTTTTCTTAGCACAGCGATCAGTGCGTCTGATACAGGTATTGCTTTGCAAGCAGGTAATGGGGCTAATTTTCCTGCTCTTGGGTCCGGCGATTATTTCTACGCCACACTGGTAAGCACCGGTGGAACGTATGAAATCGTTAAGGTCACGGCACGTTCGACTGATTCGATGACCATCGTGCGTGCGCAAGAGGGTACCACAGCAAACAGTTTCGCTTCAGGGTCTCGCGTTGAGATGCGCGTTACAGCACAGTCGATTATCGACGCTATCGTACAGCTTGCCCAAGCCGAATACCAAACATTTACGGGCACAGGTTCTCAAACTGCTTTTACTTTAAGTTCAACGCCCGGCGATGTCACTGCCGCATTGGTTGTTGTAAATGGTTTGGTTATGACCTATACAACAGATTATACTATTGCTGGTACAACACTGACTTTTGTCACTGCTCCTGCGCTTAATGATGAAATTGTCGTTAAGTGGGGTATGGCGATCTAGGAGCTTTTCATGACTCTCGGCACTTATGAAGCTAAGCCTGTAGGCTCTCAAATGGTCGAAACAACGACCGTCACTATTGCAAACAGTGCGAGCCTGTCTGGCGCGGTTGATCTCAAAGGCCGCAAACTTGTTGCTATCATCATGCCGAGTGCTTGGACCGCAGCGAGTCTGACTTTTCAGGGCAGTGTGAATGACACTGACTACTTTAATGTCTATGATGGCGCGACTGAACGTTCGATTGCTGTAGCAGCGTCTTATTATAGCGCGTTGGCTATTGGCGACTGGGTTGGTTTTCGGTATATTAAAATTCGCTCTGGCACAGCCGGTACGCCGGTTAACCAAGGCGGCGCGCGAACGATTACCCTGGTGGTGCAGCCGTGAGTATTTTGGCGCTTTGGCTTAAGCGAGGCTTTATCGGGCCAAGATCAAGCTCTGGCGGTTCCGTGGCCGAAGAGGTTGTAGCGCGTACTGGTGTGGTAATTGTAGCCCGTGATGGCTCAACGATTGTGGGGCGTGACCTATGAGCACTATGCCAATCTATGCCCTTGTCGATACGTGGAATAGTGCAGGCACGGTTTTTACCGGCATAGGCTTGAACGTCACCGACACCGCCTCCGCAGCGGGCTCCCTGTTGCTGGACTTGCAG